TGATATTGCAAGTATTTCAAACGTAGAAACTAACGCAACCGCCCTTTGGAAAACTCGCCTTACAAATACTCAACTCGCACAACTTACAACGATATGATTTATAAGCTAACATACACAGACAAGGAACAAGCAATAGCAGACTTAAAGGCTAAAGGCATTTTAGTAGAGCAGACATTCCAAGAGGAAACGCACGAAGCGTATGGACAAGGAGTTCAAGCAGTTGTAGAGATAGGACTTATTATGTTAACCCCTCCAGTAATGGAAGGTATGGAAGTAATTACCGAACCTATCTACGCAGACGGATATCACTACGACGTTATGTCAACTGAGCTTTACGACTTCGGTGCTAACCTTGTAGAACCAAAGAACCCAAAGCACGCATTTGCTGGTCATTCAATAAAAGAGGAATTCCCTTATGAGCCAAACTTCGATAGCATCACCGCAGGACTTTAGTCCAGCCTACAACCCACTCAAGTTCATTGTTGATTCAACCAACAAGAACAAGTCAGGGTTCAGGTATATATTCGACATCTATGAGGCGGGAACGTCAAATAAGATTGCCGAGTACAAAGTATTGCCACGCATCATTGATGGGTACGGTGAGCAAGATATGTCCAAGCTCATTCAGACACAAGTCTCATGGGATTTGGATACACAGTCAACCACCCACATTGGCGCACCCAACTCATCATATGAGTACGATGTCAAGGTCGGTGAGGAGTATGTGGCAGAGTTCACATACACATCATCACTGACCAATGCAAGTGGCAACACTCAAATCAACGTATCCAACACATTCGTTGCGGGTGACCAGGTCATCATCACCCAAGCTGATGGTGGTGCTGCTAATCCTCAACTCGAAGGACTGCACACTGTGGTCAGTGCAACGGGGTCAACAGTGGTTGTCAACGTGGCATGGTCCACGATCACCAGTGCAACCATCGATGGTGTAGTCAAATACGCTGACAATCGCAAAGTCATCTTCAGAGACATCACTGAGTACGATGCAAACATCGCATACAACGGAGCTTTCAGATGGATGGATTGGTCGACATACGATGAGACTGATTTCACACTGAACCAACCCTCTGCATTGTGGTTGACAAATCAGCCGACCACGTTCTACATGACACCAGGACAAGATGCTTGGTTGAACCTACGCAAACCAAAGACAACATCAACTGTTCGCTTTGAGACTTCTCTTGGTGGCACATTCTCCAAGACCATCACCTCGGTTGATGAGATTGCTCAGGTGGCTGTCGGTGCGGGAAACAATGGGTTGTTCTTGACTGATGGCATTGATTGGTTTGACTTTTGGTTCGACAACAGCTCAACACTCGGTCAACAAGACTCGGTCAAGTATCGAGTGTACATCGACAGGAGAACACTCATGGAGCAGTATCACATCGTGTTCCTGGATCGTCTTGGTTCATACTCATCATTCGCCTTCCAGCTCAAATCATATGAGCGAGGAGATGTCAGTCGTGAGGTGTTCAACCGAAAGGTCGAAGGCTTCGTCAATGGCTCTGACAACTGGACATACAACACCGAGGACTTTGGATTCAACCAACTCAATGTGAACGCAGTCAAATCACTTGACCTCAACTCTGATTGGATGACTCAAGACATGGCTCAATACTTCGAGGAAGTCATGACCTCACCTCAGACGTTCATCAAAAAAGTATCGTATATTTGTGGTGATACACTTCAGGTGGTTGAGTCAACGTATCAGCCTGTGATATTGAACACCAACTCATACGAGGTGTACAAGCAGCGCAACAAGAATCTCATCCGTCAAAACATCAATGTCAGATTCGCAAATCAGGACAACATAAATGGTTAAGATACAAATCAAATACTCCTCATCGATTGGCTCACAAGTCACTGCATTCGAGGACAGGGTCATTGCTGATGGTGGAGTATTCGAAGCACAGCAGTGTTGCATCGACTTTCTCAACACTCTCGGATATGACCAACAGGGTGGTGGATACCTCGATGTGAAGGAGGACACATCCTTCCCTCTGAACTTCGCAGTCGGTGACATCAGAGACTTCACCAAGCGCACAGGTACGTTCTCTAAGACCATCACATTGGTTGGAAGCAAGAACAACAACGAGATGTTGAACCATTACTATGATGTAAACATCCAAGCTGGTACATTCGACATCAACGCAATCACCAAGTGTGCAGTCATACAGGATGGCATTCCCATCATCGAGGATGCTTTGCTTCAGTTGTTGTCAGTCAAAAAGACTCAAGTCACTGATGCCTATGAGCAAGGGGTGGAGTATGAGGTACTCATCAAGGACACTCGCATTGAGTTCTTTACTGCGATCACAAATGCTGAGCTGACTGACCTCGACTTCACTGACCTCAACCATACCTTCACAGCTGTTGACATCATCAACTCATTTCAAAATACTGTCACTGATGGCTTCAAATATGTGATGCCATTCGACACTGACAATGTGTTCAATGTTAGTCAATTCAAACCAGCTATCTATGCCAAGACCTACCTCGATAGGATATTCTCCTCAGCGGGTTTCCAATACGAGTGGTCAGGACTCGCAGCTGCACGATTCGATAAGCTGCTTATCCCATACAATGGTGATGAGAACAACTTTGATGCACAGGATTATTTGGTCGATGAGGAACTGACCACATCATTCACCTTCGTTGAGCCAACCAATACCTTTGGAGATTATGACCCGATAACAGGGTGGACCGAGATATCTGACACACAGGGTTTATTCAATCCATCGACAGGCGTGTTCACTGTGCCATTCAACACCAACGTATTCGGTGGTGAGGTGTTCATCATTGAGTATGAATTGAACTATGACTTCTACATCAACAACACAAATGGTGTAACGGTTTACAACAACTATAACGCATACAATGGCAGACCTCGATTGGCAGCTGCATTCGGTTCATACATCGACCAGTTCGTCAACATCGATGACACTCAAGTCATCAGCACAGGCTTTGCACTTGCACCTGGTGTACATAACTTCTCACCACCATCATCAGGGACCAAGACAGGAGGAATCATCTTCGGTCAGAGTGCAGCGGGTTCAGGAGGACTCAACACCGGTGACACGATGAATATCAGCATCGGAGTTCAACAAGGATTTACAGCATGGTTCACAAACACAACCTTTCCATACACACCAGCACCGAATCCTGTCAATGCTGAAATCAAGGTGAACTCACTGCGTATCAAGATACTTCCATCAACCAACATCCAGGTGATTGGTGGTATCCTGGACATCAACCAATATGTGCCGCTCAAGATTAAGCAATCCGATTTCGTCAAGTCCATCTTCACCATGTACAATCTATATGTTGACATCGATGTGGACCAACCAAACAAGCTCATCCTCAAGCACAGGGATGAGTACTATGATTCAGGTCAAGAGGTAGATTGGACATATAAGCTGATGAAGGAGAGAGAGCAAGACTTGATATTCTTGCCTGATATCACCTCAAAGAAACTGACCCTCACATACAAAGCAGACAAGGATTCACCGAATGAGGTGTACACACAAATGACTGATGAGATATATGGTCAACTCGAGTACACATTTGACAACGAATATGTCAAAGGAACGGAGACCAAAGAACTATTGTTCTCACCGACTCCTGTGGTTGCCACAACATTCGACGCATATGTCCCCGCACTAAACGGTGATGCACCCAAGACCAACATTCGCATCCTTTACGATGGAGGATTCAAGACTTGTGGTTCATGGGATTTGATTGAGTATGGCACGACAGGTGAATTTGGCATCGAGAAGTATCCTGTACTTGGTCACTTTGATGACCCACTCCTTCCGACATTTGACATCATGTTTGGCACGAATGACTTCTACTATTATTCACCCCAAACATTAACAGCAAACAACCTGTACAATTTGTACTGGAGGAGAACAGTGAACCAAATCAACACAGGCAAGATGTTGGTTGCTTACTTCAATCTCAACGAGGCTGACATTCAAACACTCGAGCTGAACCAAAAGGTGCGCATCGACAACTCATGGTGGAACATTAACCGAATCATTGACTACAATGCCAACGCAGAAACAGCGACCAAAGTTGAACTCATCAGCATCGACACTGAGATTGAACTACCTCCATTCATAACTGCACCAGGAACACCGACATCAGCAACCACCACAGCAGTATCAGTTGACACCATCCTTCAGACAAAGTCAACCACTGCCAATGGCAATCTCTCAGGGGATGATGTGATCGTGAAAGGTGAGGGCAACATCATCGGTCAAGGACTCAAGGGATTGGTCATCGGAGACAATAAGATTCTCACCGAGGATGGACTCATCACACCGAAAATCAATGGAGTTACCACAGCATCGGGTGGATACATTGCGCTCTTGTCTCAGCTCGGAACAGCAGCACCAACAGCCATTGTGTTGTCTGATACGATTGGTGGTGTTATATGGACTCGCATCGCACAGGGTGAGTATATCGGTACTGCACCGAATCCACTTAATACTCTGAACACTTTTGTAATTATTGGCAACGTAGAACATGACCACCTTGCTACCGCTGAAATAAAGTCAGACGGTACAATATATGTTAGAACAACCAACACTCAAAACCATCAACACCAAGATGGCAAATTAAAATATTCATCATTAGAAGTTCGTACATATGAGTAACGAAGTCGAAATACCACTCAAGCTCTCGGGGGTTCAATCACTCAAGGCAGAACTCCGATCCCTCAAGGCAGCAATCGCTGAAGCATCCGACCCTGAACAAATGGCAGCACTCGCTGCCCAAGCTGGTCAGGTTGCGGATAGGATTAAAGATGCCAACGATGCTGTCAATGTCTTTGCATCAGGTTCAAAATTTGAGCAGATATCCAATTCATTTGGTGGTATTCGTGATTCAATCATGTCACTTGACTTTGAAGAGGCATCAGATAAAGCGAAAGTATTTGCCAAGAATCTTGGTGGGTTGAATGCACAGGATATCAGCAAGAGCATGAAAGGTTTGACATCAACCATCACAACGATGGGTGGTGCATTCGTTAAACTCGGAATGCAAATCCTCGCAAATCCAATCTTTTTGTTGGTTGCTGTGGTCACTGCGATTGTAGTGGCGATAGGTGTGTTCCTAAATAAGATTGGTGTACTTCAAAAAGTGCTTGATTTCTTGATGATTCCAATCAATGCACTCATTGATGGATTCAAAGAACTGACCGATTGGTTGGGCTTGACATCATATGCTGCTGAAGAGAATGCGAGAACAATGGAGAAAGCCAATGAAAAGGCATTCAATTCATCAGAGAAAAGAACTGAAGCAATATCTGACCAATACGATATTGAGATTGCCAAAGCGAAAGCTGCGGGTAAAGATACCACCAAGCTGGAGATGGACAAATCAACAGCCATCAGCAAAGCAGCCAAAAAGAGATTGGGAGATGCTCGAAAAGAGTATTCCGAATTGAAAGGATTGACTGATAAGGATTCCATCGATCGCAGAAAGGCACTGCGTAAACGCATCGAGGAGGAGAACAAAATCATCAAGGATGGCTCCAAGGAGCGTAAACTCATGGCAATCCAGGAAGCTGCTGACCAAGCTGCCGCTGACAAACAAGCTGAAGAGGAAGCTAAGGCAAAACGTGAGGAGAATGCCAAAAAGTATCAAGATGGACTCAAGGCTATTCAGGCAGAAATCAATGCAGCAAACAAACTTGTGCTTGATTCAACAAAAACGCAATCGCAAAAAGAGATTGATGATATCAAGACGAAATATGCTGCGCTAATTGCTGAGGCTAAAAAGTACAAAAAAGATATCACAGCTCTTGAGGATGCTCAATCACTTGAAATAAACAATGTGCGAAAAGCTGAGGCGGCAGAAACTGAAAAGATACAAACCAAATCAGCTGCCACTACAATTGCAACCATGGTGTCAACCAGGACTCAACAGTTGCAAGTCCAAGGTGAGGGCAATATGGCTTCATTTCAAGAACAGCAAAAGTACAATGATGCTGTCATGGCTGCTGAAGAGTCACTCGCACAGGCTCGAATCGGTGCAGCGAAAGGATTAATCTCAGGACTCACTGAACTTGCTGGAGAAAATAAAAAACTTGCAAATGCTCTTTTCTTGGTTGATAAAGCACTTGCCATCGGTGAGATAATTGTCAACACTCAAAAGGAAATCTCTGCATATTCAGCAAATCCAACTTGGTCATTATTGCCTGATGGGGGACTTGCATTGAAAACTGCTGCCATTGCTGGAGCCAAGATTCGTGCAGCTACATCCATCGGTACAATTGTTGCAACATCAATCAGCAAGTTTATGAATGGTGGTGGAGCATCAGTATCAACACCAACAGGTGGTGGTGGTGGAGGAACACCAACGGTTGACAATTCAGCTGTTCCATCATTCGTACCTGGCAACCTATTCGGTCAAGGGAACGCAGCCAACAACGTGAGCCAATCTCAAGGGGTTGAGACCAACCAAACTATCACAGTTCAGGCTGTGGTCAGTGAGACCGAGATGACAGGGGTTCAAAACAAGGTCAGCAAAATCATTCAAAATTCAGTACTGTGATAAGTTATCAAGCATTAGTCAACGAAATTATTGCATTCTATGATGCACATCTTCAGGTCAAGAAAGTAGGTTCTGACTTTAAAGAGCAATTGTTCAACTTTGCCACCAAGGATGAGAAGTATCCGATTGTGTACATCGTGCCTGTGGATGCAATCCCTACCGATAACACCAATGACTTCACTCTTGAAATCTATTGCTTTGATATCATCCAAAAGGATAGGGCAAACATCAATACAATCTTGAGCGACTGCCATCAGATACTCATGGACTTGTATCTGAACTACACCTTCAGCCTTGATGATCGTGATTTCGATGTAGTTGGATTCCCTTCCTTGATTCCACTTAACAATGATCTCCTCGACTATGCTGCTGGGTGGTTGATGACCATCACATTCACCATGGATTCATGGACCGATTGTCAGATTCCTAAACAAATTGGTGACTAATTGCAACATAAGAAATGGCATACAAAAACACAGGCGAGTTCAACTACAAGTATCCAGTAAGGAGACGAGTTGCCAACACACTCAAGAAAGTTATTAAGGATGAAGCACTGATTGACACATACACCTTGTATGATTCAGTCAAAATCAATGCCAAGGTCACCACTGAAGGCAATTTACGAATCGAGATTCTTGCTGCTTATTATTTTGGATATCTCAACAACGGTACAGCTACCATTGCACCCTTCAGATTGGTCAAGAAATTCAATGATGCACTCGAGATGAATGGACTTATTGCCGAAATGTATGGTATGTATGTCGCAAACTTGGCGCAAAAGTTCCCAATCTTGGAACTCGGTAACCTATTAAGAAAAAAGCCGAAGGTGATATACGACTTTGTGCCGCTATTCGGTGAGTTCAATTACTCTCTCGATTACTAAATATCTAATTCTTTACGCATTGCAAGGAAGTTAAACACAAGTATCAGCTTCATGTTTATGACTTGGTCATACTTGGTCAGGTCACCATTGCACATCGACCATATTAATTGCTCCCATCCCCATTTGTTGGATGCCTTTTGCTTCTCTGCTTCTTTGCGCTCTTCAGGGTCATCGATATCAGTGAGGTCATCTTCCACATCTTCAGTCATTAGGTTGGAATGTGATGAGATAAATTGGTCCCTAAATTTGATATACTCAGTGAGTATGCCATATGTCTTGGTGATTGGTTGCTCCAGGAAGTAGTGCGCTCTCGCTGATACTTTGAAGTTGGCTGTCTCCCACTTTGCCACCACATCATCCTCGATGACTTCAGGAATGCGATACAACAGTGCGCAAATGTTTGGAAGATTCTTGATGTAGTCCTGGGTGAAATAGTACTCAAGGTCGATGAACTCACCCAGCGTCAACTCATTCATTGGCTTGATTTGGAATTTGCCAATCTGCCCGACATGGTTCTTGTTTGGTTCAGAATACAGCCACTGCAAATCTTTAAACCACTCCGACACTTCATGCAGTTCAGCATCATCATAGTCCTCAGGATATGAGTCAGTGAGTGTGCAGAGAATATCAATGTTGTGGTTGAACAACCCATCATCGGGTTGCAAAGACCTTAACTCAATGAACTGCTCAAGATTGACTTGATGCCATCCCTTCGGGAGCGTTGGCTTTTGCATACTCTGCAATCTTTTCAGTGACGAACACAATGTATGGTACGCACAATTCAGCCTTTTGAGTTCTGAACATCTTTGCCTTGAGTTTCAAATGTGCATCTGCGAAGTGTTCAGTGTTGCCAAGGTCAGTGCGTTTGAACATGATTGCAAGGATGTCACTGATATAGTTGTTCGGCTTACCGTTCACAATCTTCTCAATCAGCTTGGTCTCCTTAACTGACAAGCGCATCTCCGCTGTGTAGGTATATCCTTCCAATTCAATGGATGTCACAGGCTCCTGTGGGGTGTATGAGTCAAGATTAAAGGTCTTAACTAACTCAATGAACTCGCTGAATGGGTAGTCATCCCATAGCTTCTCCTCGATGCCAAGGTATTTAAACATCTCAACATACTTTTCAATGTTGTCGAACTCTTGGTTGTTCAGTATTTGGCTGATTTTCTCGAATTGTTCAATGGTCAGCTCATCCATTTTGTTGGGAATCTCCCTGTCAAAGATTGATATCATAACTATTTTTTGAACAAATATACAAAAAATGCAACATAAGCAATGACAAAAGACTTGCCTATCTACAAAATCACAATCGATGAGGAGTACTCCGATGGAGAAAACCTCGGGATTGAAATGATAGCTTTCACAAATCTTCCAGCCGTTAAGGTTAAGGGGGTTAGTTTTGGAAGCGATAAGAGATTGATGTTTGCTGATGATGTAAAGTATCGCATCACAGCTCCAGCGATGATACCGATGGACATATATCGCAGAGATTCTGAAGATGGTGAGTATTATGTACAGTTCACTTTGGAAGTCATCGAGCAAATTCACACCAAGTTTATGGCTGATTTGCGCAATCGTGACATCTTCAACATTGAACACGACACCGAGAAAAAAGTACCAGCCTACATCCTTGAGACATGGATTGTTGACAACCCAACCAAGGACAAAGCGTACTCAACATTTGGCATTGAAGTACCAAAGGGTACACTCATGGTGACCGCACAGGTGACCGATGCTGACTACTTTGCCGAATTGGTTGCCAACGATCAAGTCGGTTTCTCCATTGAAGGCTTTCTCGGTCTTAAATTATCGGAACAAATTAAATTAAATAAAATGATGTTACCTGATGGAGAACACCAAATCGAGGACAAAATCTATGTCGTAAAAGACGGAGAAGTTGTTGAGATTAAAGAGGTGGAAAAAGAACCAACCGAGGAAGTGGTTGAGGAAGAGATGTCAACCGAAGAGGTGGCGATGGAAGATACAACAGTTGAAGAGACAACTGAAGAGTCAACCACCACTGATGAGGCTATGGCTATCGACCCAGCTACCGATGCGGAAGCAATCGCTGCAATTGTTTTGCCGATGTTGGAAGAGAGAGAGAAAGCAATCATTTCTATGATCGCAGACCTCCGCAACCAAATCGAGGAGATATATGCAGAGAACAATGATGAAGAGGTCGAAACGCAAATGACCCAACTCTCAATGAGTGAAAAATTTGCGAAGTTTAATCAATTTGTAAATCAATAAAAACCAAATAACAATGTCTAAAAATTTAAAATTCGATTTGGATGTAGATGCTTCAGCTTTATTAGCAGCCAATCCTGAAGCGTTTTTCTCAAAAGCATATTTGTCTGAAGAGAACCTCGCTGACAACTACCGCCTTTTACCAGGTATCAAGTCAAAGACAAAACTTGCCACAATTTTATTCGGCAACATTTTGCAAAGCTCATCATGCCCATTCGAAAGTCCTACGGACGACCTCTCAGCAATTGAGATTGACGTATGTGCGCTTTCAGCTATGGCTCAAATTTGTCAATTTGACCTTGAGCAATCATTCGTTGCTTTGCAAATGACAAAAGGTTCAAATGGTGACTTCACTGTTGCTTCATTCATGGACTTCTATTGGAACACAATGGCTAAGCAAATCGGTCAAGACATCGAGCTTATCCGTTGGCAAGGTGACACTGAATCTGAAAATACTACCCTTGCTCTTTGTGATGGTTATATCAAAGGTTTACTTGCTGATGCAACTGTTGTTGATGTTGCAAATGTTTCGATTACATCTTCAAATGTACTTGCTCAGTTAGCTCTTATCTTCGCAGCTGCTCCATCTGCAATCATCCGCAGAAAATCTGACCTTCGCTTGTATGTTTCTACCAACGTGGCTAACGCATACGAATTGGCTGCTGCTCAAGGTAACACTTTGACATATGTAACAACTCCACTCAACTTGACATATCTTGGTGTGAATGTTGTTGTTTGTGAAGGTATGCCAGACAACACTGCTGTATTGACGTTGAAGGACAATCTTTTATATTGCTTCGATGCTGAAGGAGATTCAAAAGCGTTAAGAGCTGTGAACCTTTCTGACACTGTTGCTGAGCCTTATATCCGTACTCGTGCAAATATGAAAGTTGGTTTCCACCACGTTAACGGTGCTGAAATCGTTCTTTATTCATAGTATCTCCGAGGGGATGAAATACTCCCCTCTTTTTTTTAACTGATTAAATATATTCAAAATGGCTTGTGAAGCATTAGAAACAATCGTCAAATCGTGCGACAACAATAGTGGTGGCATCGAAAAAATTTGGATTAATCAGCAAGACAACATCGACACTTTTACACTCGATGCAACCGACACATACACAATTGATGCAATCACACTCAATGGTGGTGCGCCTGATTACACTGCGTTTGAAATACGCAGAAACACAGGTTCATACACTGAAGATGCAGCAATTGACCTTGTGAATGGTTCATCTTATGTAACTGCGACAATCAACCTATTGTTTCACCGAAGAGACCAAGACAAATCTCAAGCAATTAAGATACTTGGATCGGGTCAACAATACTTGAATGCAATTGTCAAGGATATGAACGGGAAGTACTGGTACTTCCCATTCCTTCAATTGAGCGCAGTCGGTGAGGGTTCAGGTACAACTCGTGCAGATGGTTCAAAATACTCCGTCACATTGTTAGCGGAAATGGACCAACTGTCATATGAGGTTGAGGAAGCCGCTGTTCTTGCAGTAATCTAAACAACTTTTCCTGTTCATAGTTGTGAGAGCCATCCTTCGGGGTGGCTTTTTTTATGAACAAAATTTGACCTAATTGCAACATAAGTAATGATATACATCAACAAAGGTGAGGTCAACAGCATAGTGCTGACACTGTCGGAAGTGTCAACGCTGCCTTCACCGTATTATTTGTTCGTATTCCAGAACGAAATGAACCCAACATCCGACCCAATCTTGTTCACCAACACCGATGACTCACCATATCCTGAGAGATTCAATCTCTTTTACCTGGATGAACCAATCGATGTGGAACTAATGAAGGGACAATACTCATACAGCGTTTATGAATCAACCATACCACCAACCGAAATCAGTGACACCACAGGAGTGGTTATTGAGGAGGGCAGAATGGTTGTAAGTGGCGCAGCAATTTCATCAATTTACGACTAACACATGGCTTGGTACGATATATTCAGAGCAAAAAAAGAGGAAGCAGTTGAGATGATAACATCCAATTATGATGCTTTCAGCACACCATTCTTGAAAGTTGGTGGCGCAAACCTGTCACTCCCATATGTCAATGGTCGATACACTACTGCTAACCAAATTAGATTTGGTCAGGATGATATGTATCCACAGTTGCTCAATCAAATGGTTTACAGCTCACCACTGCATGGCTCCATTGTGGACTACAAAACTAACGCAGTCATTGGTGGCGGATTTGAACTCAAGACAGCCAACGCAACACCGAAGGACCTCCTCGAGCTGTACACATTTGAGAAAAAAATCAAACTTAAAAAGACCGCTCGAATCACAACAGAGCAATTGATTGTACACAACCGAGTGTACTTTCGTTTGTTTTTTGATGAGAAGATGAAGATGACCAAGGCAGAGAATGTCTCACCCGAGAAGGTCAG